TGCTGGAGGACGAGCTGTGCGGGGTGATGGCGGCAGGCGGCTATGAAGGCCCGGGCCGATCGCCCGACCGGGCCGACGCGCTGGTGTGGGCGCTGAGCGAGCTGATGCTGGGGCGCGGGAGCGAGCCGAGAGTGCGGGTGGTGGGTTAGCTGCCGCTTGCCGGCGTTGCCGTGTCCGCGCGGCGTGACCCCTGCATTTCGCCCGCAGGGGCGTGAGGCACCGGGATTTCGGCGTCCATTCAAAACAAAGGGAACCTTCCATGTCCTTCCTCTCAACTCTCGCTTCCGCCTTCAAAGGCGGGGGCCAATCCCGCGTGCCTTTGGCGCGGTCGTTCGTTTCGCCGTGGAGCTTTGCGCTGGAGCCGGCGCCGTTCGAGTATCGCGGCGCGGTGCGGCGGGCGTTTCTCGATAATCCGGTGGCGCAGCGGGCGGTGCGGATCGTGGCCGAAGGCATCGGCGGGGCGCCGCTGGCCGCCTCTGACGCCGAAGCGCTCAGGCTGATCGGCATGACGAGCGCGGGGCAGAGCCTGCTGGAAACGCTGGCGGCGCATCTGCTGCTGCATGGCAACGGCTATGTGCAGGTGGTGCGCGACGGCGCAGGACGACCGGCGGAGCTGTTCGCGCTGAGGCCGGAGCGGGTTTCGGTGGTGGCGGGCGCGGACGGCTGGCCGGAGGCCTATCGCTATGCCGTGGGCGAGCAGGTGCTGACCCTGCCGGCCGAGGATGACGACGGGTGGCCGGCGGTGATTCACCTGAAGGCGTTCCATCCGGCCGACGATCACTATGGCGCGGGATGCCTGATCGCCGCCAGCCAGGCCGTGGCGATCCACAACGCGGCCTCGGCGTGGAACCGGGCCTTGCTGGAGAACGCGGCCCGGCCCAGCGGGGCGCTGACGATGGAAGCCGGGGACGGCAATACGCTGACGCCCGATCAGTTCGACCGCTTGAAGGCGGAACTGACGGCCGCCTTCGCCGGCAATGGCAATGCCGGGCGGCCACTGGTGCTGGAAGGCGGGCTCAAGTGGCAGAGCCTGTCGCTGAGCCCGGCGGACATGGATTTCGCCGAGCTAAAAGCGGCGGCCGCGCGGGACATCGCGCTGGCCTTCGGCGTGCCGCCGATGCTGCTGGGGCTGCCGGGCGACAACACTTACGCCAATTACCGCGAAGCCAACCGCGCGCTATGGCGGCTGACGCTGCTGCCGCTCACGGGCAAGATCCTGGGCGGACTTTCCGAGGGGCTGCACCCGTGGTTTCCCGAGCTGACGCTGGAAGTCGATCTCGACCGGGTGCCGGCGCTGGCGGAAGACCGAGAGCGGCTGTGGGCGCAAGTCAGCGCGGCCGATTTCCTGGACCAGGACGAGAAGCGCGCGCTGATCGGATGCCCACAAAGGAGCAGAGCATGAACCGCGAAGACATGCTGACCCGGCTTACCGCGCAGGCGGCCCACGAGGGCGCCGATCTGGTGACGCTGCGCGCCATGGTGGAGGAAGCGAGCGAGCTGGGCGCGGCGCGCGTGCTGGGCCGTATCGGCCTGGCCGACGAAGGCGCCGAGAAGGACATCGACGAATTGCGGGAGCTGCTGGCCGCCTGGCGCGCGGCCAAGGCCAGCGCATGGAAGGCGGCGGTGGAGTGGATCGTACGCGCCCTGTTCGCGGCGCTGCTGATCGGGCTGGCCGTGCGGCTGGGGCTGTGGGGCCGGCTGGGATTTCCGGAGATGCTGAAGTGACGCGCCGCCGGGTTATCCGCCTGGCTGGCTATGCCGCGCTGTTCGACGTGACGGACAAGGCGCGCGACACGATCCGACCGGGCGCTTTCGCGCGGACGCTGGCCGAGCGGACATCGCCGCTACCGCTCTATTGGGAACACCGGGCGGCAGCGCGGATCGGCACCGTGGAGCGGATCGCCGAGGATACGCGGGGCCTGCGCGTGATCGCGCGGATCGAACGCCCCGCGAGCCGGGCAGCGGCGGCGCTGCGGGCGCGGGCGGTGAACGGGCTGAGCTTCGGCTATCGCGTGCGGGAAGCCCGGCGGACGGAAACCGGGCGCGTGCTGGACGAGATCGACCTGTTCGAGATCAGCCTGGTGACCCATCCCATACAGTGGGGCGCGCGGGTGCATTTTGTTTGTTAGCCTCAAGCGCCGGCGGCCGCATCCGCGGCCTTGGCTTTCTGCGGCCCCGGCTGCACGCTGAGCGCGGCGCGGTGTACGCGGGAGGCACTGCTGACGGCGGTGGACTGGGAAGCGAACCGGGCAGCCTTCTCCGGCGCGCCCGCACCCGAGGCGATGCGCGAGGGAAGCCTGCGCTGGATCGATGGGCCGCACGCGGGGATGACGATGCAGGTGAGCCACGCCGGCCCGAGCGGCCTGGTGCTCGACCGCATGCTCGACCCGGCGCTGGAATCCGGCACCCGCGCGCTGCTGCGCGAGGGATGCGACCATACCCTGAGCACCTGCCACGCGCGGTTCGGCAACGCGATCAACTTTCAGGGAGAACCGTTCGTGCCCGGCAACGACCTGCTGGCGCGTTATCCCGGAGCGCGGGCATGAGCGTTCAGCCAGCGCCAGGCGATCGGATGAAGCTGGCGCTGACAGTGGAGCGCTATATCGGGGCCTCGTTCCGCCCGCACGGGCGCGATCCGGCGACCGGGTTCGACTGCCTGGGGCTGGTGCTGGTGGCCATGGCGGACATCGGCCGACCGATCCGCTTCCCCCTGCGCTACGCCTTGCGGAACCGTGACCTCGGCCGTTTCGAGCGGCTTCCCGCCAAGGCCGGCTTCGCCGAAGTCGAAGCGCCATTGGAACCGGGGGACGTGCTGTTGCTCGAGACCGGCCCGGCGCAGCTCCACTTCGCGATAATCGCGAGCAAGGGCGGCGCGATCCACGCCCACGCCGGCCTGCGCCGCGTGGTGCAAACGCCGTTTCCGCTTCCCTGGCCAATCGTCCGGCAGTGGCGGCTTGTCGCGGCCGACTGATTTCACCTTTTCGCTCTCCAACCGAGGCAATCCTGCATGGCTACTCTCGTTTTCACCGCGCTCGGAACGGCGCTGGGCGGGCCTTTGGGGGTGCGCTGGGCGCTCTGATCGGCAACCGGATCGATCGCGCGGTGATCGGCGGATCGCATCGCGAGGGGCCGCGGCTGAAGGAGCTGGCAGTCACCACATCCAGCTATGGCGCGCTGATACCGCGGCATTTCGGCACGATGCGCGCGCCGGGCACGATCATCTGGGCGACCGACCTTGTCGAAAGCAGCGAGGAGAGCGGCGGCGGCAAAGGGCGGCCTTCGACGACCACTTACAGCTATTCCGCCTCGTTCGCGGTGGCGCTGGCCAGCCGGCCGATCCGGCGGCTGGGGCGCATCTGGGCCGACGGCAACCTGCTGCGAGGCGCGGCGGGCGACCTGAAGACCGGCGGAGCGCTGCGCGTCTATCAGGGGCATGGCGACCAGATGCCGGACCCGCTGATCGCATCGGCCGAAGGGGCCGGATGCCCGGCATTCCGCGGGACGGCCTATTGCGTGTTCGAAGCGCTGCACCTGGCGGATTTCGGCAATCGCATCCCGGCGTTGACCTTCGAGATCGTGGCCGATGACGGGGCGGTGACGCTGGCGCACCTGGCCGAGCCGCTGGGCGGGGAGGCGGACGGGCAAGTCCCGCTGGGCGGTCTGGCCGGATACAGCGATGAAGGCGGGCCGCTGGCGGGCACGCTTGCGACGATCGACCAGCTCTATCCACTGGCCTGCGACGCAGGGGGCGATCGCCTGACCTTCCTGCCGGGAGACGCCTTGCCCCCCGACGTTCCGCTGTTGCCCGAGGCAGCGGTGGACGTGGCCGAAGGCAATTTCGGCGGACTCGCCGGGCGCACGCGGCGGCGGCGGCCGGACGCGGGCCAGGTGCCCGAGACCTTGCGCTATTACGACGTGGCGCGCGACTATCAGGCCGGGCAGCAACGGGCGGATGGCCGGGCACGGCCGGGACAGGCGCGGGCGATCGAATTTCCCGGCGCGCTTTCGGCCGGAACCGCCCGATCGCTGATCAATGCCGCCGCCGAACGCGCCGGTGCGGCGCGCGACAGTCTTTCCTGGCGCATGGCGGAGCTCGATCCTGCGCTGCATCCGGGAAAGATCGTGCGCGCGCCGGGCCATCCGGGCGCGTGGCGCATCGACAGCT